CTGTATCTGAAAATGAATTTAGAGGAATATAATGGCATTACCAAAACAAATAAAAAAATATTTACCCCTCACTCCTGAGAAACAACTATTAGAAAGAAGGGAACAACTTTTGGAATTTATCCAAAAGGATGGGACTTATTTACCTAAGGGTATTTTACATGCTGATTTGGACAGAGGGATGTTAGATTTTGTTCGTGATGAGTTGGAGTGTGTTGTTGATGGAAAGAAAGTTAGTAATATTGATTTAATCATTACATTACAGAATTGGGCTCAGTTCACACAAACATGGAACACGGAAGATTTAAATGGTAATGTTCAACTACCTTTTATAACAACGGTTAGACAACCTGAGGTTCCTTTTGGTACCAACCCCTCGTTACAATATACAATTCCAAATAGAAAAGAATTTTTATATGCTCAAGTTCCGACATGGGATGGAACGAGAAAGGGTATGGACGTTTATAAGATACCTCAACCAATTCCTGTTGATATTACTTATGATGTAAAGATTGTGTGTAATAGAATGAGGGAACTTAATCAGTTCAACAAAATTGTGATGCAGAAATTTAGTTCTCGTCAGGCATATACTTTTATTAAGGGTCATTACATTCCTATTATAATGAACAGTGTATCAGACAATTCTGTTACTGAAGTCAATAAGAGAAAGTTTTATGTTCAAAATTATAACTTTACTATGTTAGGATTTTTGATGGATGAGGAAGAGTTTCAAATATCACCAGCAATTACAAGAGCATTGACATTATTGGAGGTTAATAATAAAACAGGTTCGAGAAAGGCAACGAAAGTACCTGGTCGTCCTGATAACTTTGATTTGGATATTAAATTTACTTCATCACAAACTCAAAAGGTTGAAACTTTTAGATATACTGTTGACCTGTTGGTTACAGGTACTGAGAATATTGACTCTTATGATGTTTATATTGACGGTAATTATCTGGGTTCAGATTTGAGTACCATACAAATCACTGACGGTGACTTGGTAACTATTGACATTACAAAGATTACTGATGGTCAAGAATCAGTACTTCAGACAACTGCATATTTGAAATAATTATTCTCCGTAGATGTCTTTTTTCTTTTTACATTTATCGTAAATCATCTTCTCTAAGAACTTATACATCTTCAATCCATTCTCCTCACAATAGTTTTTTAAAACCGTGTGTGCTTCTTTCGATATTTTAAGGTTCTTTATTTCACTCATAACATAAGGGTAGAAAAAAGGCAGACAAAAGTCTTCCTAATAATAAATATTGTCCATATGTAAATGTATTTTGTAATTTTTCTAAATATTTATCTATAAAATAAATCAAAAAGAAATAACAAGTTAAATGGCAACATCAAACAAAGTATTCGTTTCTCCCGGTGTTTACACTTCTGAAAGAGACCTAAGTTTCGTAGCTCAGAGTGTCGGTGTAACAACACTTGGAATCGTTGGGGAAACCCTACAAGGTCCAGCTTTTGAACCTATCTTCATCACTAATTATGATGAATTCTTGTCGTATTTCGGAGGTACAACACCTGAGAAATTCGTCAACACACAAATACCTAAATATGAAGCGGCGTACATCGCTAAAGCATATTTACAACAATCTAACCAACTTTTCGTTACGAGAGTGTTAGGTTTAAACGGTTATGATGCGGGTCCATCTTGGTCAATTACTACAGTAGCAAATGTAGATACCTCAACAGTTGGTATCACAGGAACTACAGGTCCTCAAACTCTTGAGTTCTCAGGTAATACAGGTGGAACAATCAACATAACATCAATACCAGCAAAATTAAGTTCTAAGTTTTCACTTCCTTATACAACATTCAATGGTGGTTCATCTTCGTTAAATGAAGATTTCCAAGGGTATATACTTCCAAACTTATTGGATACAAATTCTTCAGGTGGTACTGCATACTTCTGGGGTACGGTAAGTGGTAGTACTTTTGATTCAGTTACAGGAACAAATGTAAACTACACGGCATATACAGAAACATTCGGTGTTTCAGGTATTACTGAAGATGTTGCAGACTTTACAAGTCCTAACGATGACCCATGGTATTACGCATTATTTGATAATGACAGTGGTGCATATGACGGTTTTGGTTTTGGTGCAGCACTTGATACATTAGAAGATTTAGGTAGTGGAGCATTCTCAGGAACTATGGAAGTTTACTATAGTGATTACTCAGGTACTTCATATACAGATTACGATGATGTAGTTGTTGCAACTCTTCGTTCACGAGGTGTTACAACTGATAGTTCAGGTGGTCCTGTTTACACAGTTACAGGAACAAGTGACGTAACATTAATTACATCAGGAGCTTATTCAGGTGTTTCAACTAACCCTAAATCAACATTTAGAGTTTCAGGTGTGACAAGTGATGGTGATAATTTTACATTCAACACTTCATTTGATTCTTCAAACACAAACTACATTAGTAAGGTATTTGGAAAAGGTAACTTCTCTAAACCAAGAAATGAGGTTCCTGTATTCTTAGAGGAAGTATTCCAAACAACATTAAATGATTCATACAACAATGGTTATATTAGAGGATTAAATTCTTCATTAACTGCATTACCTGAAGCAAGAGGTTTAGATACGACATCTATCGGTTGGTATTTGAATACTTATCAAACACCTACAACACCTTACGTAGTTTCAGAATTACGTGGTAATACGGTTTACAGATTGTTCAAGTTTGTATTGATTTCTGATGGTAGTTCGGCAAACAGACAAGTAAAAGTTTCTATTGCTAACATGCAGTTCAGTAACGGTACGTTTGATATTATTGTTCGTGACTTCTTCGATACAGATGATAACCCATTAGTATTAGAAAAATTCACTAACTGTACGTTGAATTCAACTCAAAACTCATATGTAGCACAAAGAGTAGGTACATCAAACGGTGAGTATGAATTGAAGTCTAAATATATTATGGTTGAAATGGATGAAGACCATCCTGATGATGCACTTCCTTGTGGATTTGAAGGTTACAACTTTAGAGAGTACTCAGGAGTTAAAAATCCATTCCCTGTTTACAAAACTAAATACTACACACCTGGTGAGATTATTTACAACCCACCATTCGGAGCTACTTCGGGAGCTGACAACGTAGTAAGAAGTGCGGGTGACAGAGTTAGAAAAACTTACTTAGGTTTCTCTTCAACTGTAGGTATTGATGGTGACTTCTTTGAATATAAAGGTAAACAAGTTCCAACAACTTCTGATGGAAATGGTACTGATTGGTCAGTATTGACCAAAGGTTTCCACATGGACTCAGGAGCAACAGTTGTGACAATATCAGGTGGATATTCAACATCAGGTACATCGGCATTTGATGTGGGTGTTGCATCATTCCAATCTGACCCAAATAATAATACAAACCCATACTACTCGTTAGTATCAAGAAAGTTCACACTTCTTGCTCAAAGTGGTTTTGATGGATGGGATATCTACAGAGAATACCGTACAAATGGAAATTCATTCTCACTTGGTAACACAGGTTTCTTAAAAGGTAACAGTTCAACATCAATTACTTATCCTGATTCAACAGGTTGGGGTTACTTTAAACCAATCACAGGACCTAACCAAGAACAATGGGCAAACACTGACTACTACGCATACTTGTGGGGTCAAACAACATTCAATAACCCTGAGGCAGTAAACATTAACGTGTTCACTACACCTGGTATTGATTTTGTTAACAACGCATCGTTAGTAAATGACGCAATCGAAATGGTTGAGACAGACAGAGCGGATTCAATCTACGTTATGACTGCACCTGACTACGATATGTTCTCACCAAACACTGCGGACTTCGATACTCAGTTTATTTACCCTGAAGAATTGGTAGACTTATTAGATGATTCAGGTATCGACTCTAACTACAGTGCGACTTACTACCCATGGATATTAACGAGAGATACTAACAACAATACTCAGATTTATCTTCCACCAACAGGTGAGGTTGTAAGAAACTTAGCATTGACTGATAATATCGCATTCCCTTGGTTCGCATCAGCGGGTTACACAAGAGGTATCGTGAACTCAGTTAAAGCACGTAAGAAGTTGACACAAGATGACCGTGATACTCTATACAAAGATAGAATCAACCCAATAGCAACATTCTCAGATGTAGGAACAGTAATTTGGGGTAACAAAACTCTTCAAATTAAAGAATCTGCACTTGACAGAATCAACGTTAGAAGATTGTTACTACAAGCTCGTAAGTTGATTTCAGCGGTGGCGGTTAGATTGTTGTTCGAACAAAACGATGAGAAAGTAAGACAACAGTTCTTGGATTCAGTTAACCCAATCTTGGATTCAATCCGTAGAGATAGAGGTTTAATTGACTTCCGTGTAACAGTATCAAACACTCCTGAAGATTTAGATTCAAACACCCTAACAGGTAAGATTTATCTAAAACCAACAAGAGCTCTTGAATTCATCGATATTGAATTCTTGATTACTCCAACAGGGGCATCGTTCGAAAACGTTTAATAACAAATAAACACAATATAAG